TGCCGAGTTTGTTGATGATCGCAAACAACTTTCTGAAATGAAAGCCAAATATGCTTTAAGAATGAGGCAAGATAGCAATGTAATGAAGGAATTTGTTACACGCCAGCTAGCTTCAGAAGTTAAAGAACTACACGAAGATCAGGTAGTAATGGCTAATAAATTTGGTAAGTTGGAACAATTTGTTGTAGAAGCTCTAGCTCAAGAAATTACAGAATTTTACAAAGACAAGCAAGACCTAGCAGAAACTAAAGTACGTTTAGTTCGCGAAGGTAAAGGACAACTTAAGAAGATTAAGCAACAGTTTGTAGAACGTGCAGCAAAAATGGTCGATAAAGTTGTTAATGAAAGCCTCAGCGCCGAGTTAACAGCTCTTAGAGAAGACATTGATGCAGCTCGTCGTAACGACTTTGGTCGTAAGCTCTTTGAAGCATTTGCTTCTGAGTATCAAGCTAGTTACTTAAACGAAAAATCAGAATCTGCTAAATTACTCAAAGTCATAGACATGAAAGAATTAGCCATTTCAGAAGCTTTTAAACAAGCTGAAGAAGCAAAGGCGGTAGTAGAAAGTAAAAATGCAGAGATTGCGACCCTAAAAGAGTCGCAAGAAAGAAAAGCAATCATGAACGAATTACTTGCTCCATTGAATTCAGAGCAACGTGACATCATGGGTGAATTAATGGAGAGCGTGAAAACGACAAGACTTGTAGAAAGTTTTGACAAGTATCTACCAGCAGTACTTAATGGTACAGCCGGCAAAACTCCGCAGAAGAAACAGGCACTTGTAGAGGCTAAAGAAATTACAGGTAATAAACAAATTACCAACGCAAATCGTAGCGGCGAGGAAGATTCAAATATTATCGATATCCGTCGCCTCGCTGGACTAAAAATTTAAGGAGAAATTAAATGTCTGAACTACTAAACGGCCGTTGGGCAGAGACCAAAGAGGCTCTATTAGAAGGCCTAAACGGTACTAAGCGTAGCGTGATGGGAGTTACTTTAGAGAATACTCGTAGGTACCTTTCAGAATCTGCTACAGCAGGTACTACTTCTGCCGGCAACGTCGCAACTTTAAACCGCGTGATTCTTCCAGTAATCCGTCGTGTTATGCCAACAGTTATCGCTAACGAGTTGGTCGGTGTACAACCAATGACTGGCCCAGTTGGTCAAATCCATACCTTACGTGTACGCTATGCTGACTCAGCAACTGGCGTAACAGCAGGTGAAGAGGCACTAAGCCCATTCAAAATTGCTGAAAACTATTCTGGTAATGATTCTACTGGTAGAGCATCTTCTACAGCTAGCCTAGAAGGCCAAGCTGGTAAGAAAATGAGCATTCAAATCCTCAAGCAAACTGTCGAGGCAAAAACTCGTAAGTTAAGCGCACGTTGGACTTTTGAAGCTGCTCAAGATGCACAAGCTCAGCAAGGTATTGATATCGAAGCTGAAGTTATGGCAGCTCTAGCACAAGAAATTACAGCTGAAATCGACCAAGAGATCCTAGCATCTCTATACGGTTTGGCTGGTACAGCAGTTGAAGCATTTGACCAAAACGCTGTTTCAGGTACAGCTACATTCGTTGGTGACGAACACGCAGCTCTTGCTGTTCAAATCAACCGTGTTGCAAACTTGATCGCTCAGCGTACACGTCGTGGTGCTGGTAACTGGGCTGTTGTAAGCCCATACGCTCTAACAGTTTTACAGAGCGCAACAA